GCACGAAAGTAACGAGCGTGGACGTGGACTTCGAACGTGCCTGCCCCCAGTGGAACGCGTTTCTTAATGAAGCCTGCAACGGCGATGTAGAATTGAAGCGGTATCTGCAAAGGCTGGCGGGCTACAGCGCGACAGGTTCGACAAAGGAACACGTCCTTGCGTTTGCTCACGGCTCCGGGGGCAATGGCAAAGGGACGTTCCTTGGCGCGCTAGGTGCGATCCTTGGCGATTATGCCACGGTGGCCAGTGCGGACGTGTTCCTTGCGTCTAACCAGCAGCGCCACCAGACTGAGCTTGCCGCTCTGATGGGCGCCCGGCTGGTCCACGCGCAGGAGATTGATCCCTCCCGCAAGTGGGACGAGGCCAAGGTCAAGAGCCTTACTGGCGGGGACAAGATCAGCGCGCGGTTCATGCGCCAGGATCAGTTCGAGTTCACGCCGCAGTTCACGCTCGTGATCGCCGGCAACACGAAGCCCGAGATTACGAACGTGGATGATGCCATGCGGCGGCGGATGCACTTGATCCCGTTTGAGACTAAGCCGGTCCGCAAGGATGTGGACTTGCCCGACAAGCTCAAGGAAGAATACCCGGCGATCTTGGCGTGGGTGGTTGAGGGTGCGAGGATGTGGTTGTCGGAGGGACTGAACCCGCCCCCGGCCGTGCTTCGTGCTACCGAAGACTATCTGAGCGGCGAGGATGCGCTGGGTAGATGGATCGAGGAGCGATGCGTGGCTGGCGAGGGCCGCGAGATGGGCACCGGCGAAGCCTTCGAAGACTTCCGCGAATGGTGCCGCGAAGAGAACGAAGCCAAAGGCCGCGACTGGAGCCAGCGCAAGTTCAATAGCGAGATGCGATCTCGTGGGTTTGAGCCGGCGCGGGATAAAGCTACGCGGACAAAGAAGGTGTTCCGCGGGCTGGAGCTTCTGATCGGCGATGAAGATCGGATGGTGATCGAAGCCATGAGCGAGGATGCGGCTGCGGACTTCTTCGGTATTCAGATTAGTTTCGACAACGATGAGGATGAAGACTGATGTTTGGTGAAATAGATGAAGCCGTCCACTGGCCCGAGCATTACCGGCAAGGGGGCATCGAGGCCATCGATGCGATTAAGGCATCAATGAGCCGCGAACAGTTCGAGGGCTACCTGAAGGGCAATGCCATGAAGTATCTCTGGCGCTACCGTCACAAGGGTAGGCCCGACCAGGACTTGAAGAAGGCGAGATGGTATCTCGACCGATTGATAGTCGAGGTTGGCGACGAGTGAATAGGAAAAGAGGGCCACTCGGCCCTCTTTTTTGTCCGTGCACGGTTTGGAGGTGGTGGTGCACGGTTGGTGCACGGTTTGGTGCACGGAAAAAGTGAGGATTTGTGCGGGTGGGGCACGGAGTGCACGGTTTGAACGCGCATTGGGTTCCCCGTGTATATTTGTTAACCCGATATACCCTTAAATACAGCTTAACTTACTATGAAATCTGTTAACTCAAATAAACCGTGCACTCCGTGCACATCGGCAGAAATCCGCCATCAAACCGTGCACCAAACCGTGCACCAACCGTGCACGGAGGCCGTCAAACCGTGCACGGAGCCGGATAGGGGGTTCATTCGTCGCCAAAGGGATCGGGCAAGTCGTCTGCATCGAGGTTGGATGAGGACACTTGCTTGATGGGCGTGGGGGTTATGTCGATCACTGGATCAGAGTTGCCCAGGTTCAGTTGGCGAAGGGCGTCCAAGTGTAGCTGATTGACATTGACTTGGACATTCGCCTGAGCAGGGGCCGACTTATACTTGTCGGGATTAGTCACACCAGCCAGCCACTTGCGGGTTTCGATCTTGAGCCTGTCCGCCTGAGCGTTGAGGTTGTCGGTCTGGTCTGCGATGTCGAGGCATTCGTCCGCCCACTGATCCGCCGCGATTGCTCTGGCCTGAGCGAACCGCTCTTGCCGGTCCGGGTCTTTCTTGATCCAGTGATAGAGCGAGAGGTTCGAGATGCGAAGCTCACGGGCAAGACCGGCCATCGTCATGCCGCTTGCCACTTTCTCTAATAGCGTCTGTTCGCCGATCTTGTCGAGGTTGCTGGCGATAGTCCGCCGCTTGATATGTCCTGCCATGTTTCACCTTGTTAGATAGGAGCCGAGGTATACCAGCCAGAGGCCGAGGTATACAACGGCGGTTAGCTTTGCATCGCGGGCGTGGCTCATAGCTCTGCCCACAGCAGCCAGAGAGCGATTGCTAAAACCCAATAGAGGATCGTCAGCAGCAGAGGTTTATCCTTGAGCATGGGACACTCCGTGAACAGACTCTAACAGCAGGGCTACGGGCCGAGAAACCGGCACCTTGCCGGCTTCGTAATACTTGATCGAGCGCAGGCTAACGCCAAGCGCAGAGGCTAGGGCGGATTGTGTCCACCCTAGCTCTTCGCGCATCTCCTTAAATCTAGCGGGCGTCACAGTAGCAGCCCTCGTGCCTGGCACGCTTGGCGCATGTGGTCCCGGCTCCAAGCGTAAACTTTCACCGTATCTCGATAGGCCGAGATTTGTTCCACTAGCTTGGCGTCTAGTTCTCGCTGCTGCTGCTTGAGCGCATCCATCGCGCGAAAGATGCTCGCCGCGTTCATGCAAATCTTGTCGGTCTCTGCTCTCTGCTTATCCATTGCGTTCACTCCGGTAGGATTCCAATTCGGCGCGCATCACTACGGCTGCGCCTTGTGCCATGCCTAAGACATTGCGAAGGTCATCTCTTTCGCGCTTTACCAGCACCAGCTTGTGATCGATCAGCGACAGGCGCTCGCCAAGCACAATACAAAGCTCTGAGTTCGGATTGTAGATCGATTCCTCGATCAGCAACTTCATGTCCATCGCGCGATAGTCTGTGCGATCTTTCCCGCCAATCATAACCATGTCACTTTCCTTTCGCTTTAGCGATTGCGGCGCGTGCTGCATCCATAGTTGGCCCCGTCATGCCCACACCATTAAAGATTTCATCCAGCGCTGCCAGTAGGTCAGGCGCGGCGGCGATCAGGTGGGCGTCTGCTGGCGTAGCACTGAACGTCAAAGCGGCGACACTATGGCCTGCTGCTGTGTCTATGTAGTTGCCAGATGGTTGGCTAACCTCCCAGGGGCCAAGCGTGTGTGCGGTGTCGGTCATAGTCACTTTCCTTTCCTCTCTAGCGCCGAAACAATGCGCGGGTGTTTCTCTCGGATAGCATCCCGCAAGCGATTGCTGCCGATCAGCATTGCCAGGCGATGCAGGCGTTCGCCTTCTGTCGGGCTGTAGTTGTCATGCATGTCAGCCATGTTGTCCTCTCAGTTAACGCGGGCAAACGTCATGCCGTCCGCATAGGGCAGCGTTTCGCCCTGCGGCGTGCGGACAAACCACTTCCCCTTTTCCTGCCATATGGAATAGCCAAGGCCGAATTGGTTAGCAGCCTGGTTCATCTTGCGCTTAGTGGTTACAGTTTGCCAGCCGTTGCTATCGAGCGTGATTGCGTTGTCGTCCGCATCGACAATTAATGTGTCAGCGTAGACAACCGACAAGCGCCGGCCAGTAACCATAACGTTTGTGCGGTACGTGCTAAGTTTGTCCATTGCGGGCATTACTCTTTCCTTTCCAATTTGGCGTCTGCCAATGCTGGCCAGCCCATAGCAAGCTGGCCAGTGAGGGCGGGCGCTTATGCGTTGGCGTAAGACGACGATTGCCAATCTGCGGCCGCTAATGAAATCGCTTTGCGGGACAGCCCTAGCAACTTTCCAGCAATATTCAGCGTAATGACCATCGTGTCGCAATGTTCGAGAATAGCGCGGGCATCCGAATATTTGACATGATCGGCCGCGTCCCGACAGGCACGAGCGTTTGAGGCCATCGCACGAGCCGCTACTGCGCTGCGCGTTTCCAGCGATGCGTCATAGCTAGTCTGCGCTTGATCCAGCAGCCCTTGGCGCAACTGGTTAGGCATGGCGCGGATTGCGAGGCGAATGATTTCGTCAGCAGTTTGAGTGGTCATGGTCAGTCCTTTCAATCAATAGCGCCAGCGGTGATAAGCTCAGCGCGCTCGCATTCGGTTTCGGTTAGGTCGCTGCAATCGGTGCTAGGCCAAGCAAGCCACACGATAGCTAGGGCGATTAGGGCTAGGGCTTTGCGCATTAGGATTCCTTTCACAGTCCGTTGAAATCGACCACGCCAAACAAGCGCATGACACGTTGAGCTTGACGGCGCATTTCGTTTTCCATTTCAAAGTCTCCGTCTTCGTGCTTGCGTTCAATGGCCTCCGCCATCCAAGCCAGCAACAAATCCTGTGCCGCGTACTTGCGATCAGTCTTGCTTTGCGTAGACATTGTGCGTTCCTTTCGTTTCGCTTCCCGCCTAATGGTGCAAGCGTTGCACCACGTCAACAAGTATTCGCCAACTATTTTACAAACGGCTGGAAACAAACAAATCTTTTTTCATTACCCGGTGGAGATGCACCACGCCAGGCCTTGCCTGTTGCGCGCCTCTGCCGCCATTCGCCAACCCGTTTTACCGGCTTAACAAGCAATCGATCCTGCAAACTACTGGAAATCAAAAGATATCTTATATGTGCGCGCCTGGGCGCCGGGGCATATTCGTTTTTTAACCCCCCCGGCCCCCGTCTGTCGCGGGGGGTGGCGTACGTATAACCTGACAGACACCGATTTGTTCAGGAAACTCGCCTCAAACATGAACGCGCTGCTTAGAAAAATTTTGTGATTTATGGCTTGAATAGTGTTAAGGCGTTTGATACACACTCGGCTTACCAGACAACGGAGAAAAAAATGGCAAACGTTTACGGATACACGCGCGTCTCGACAGAAGACCAGGTGCAGAACACGAGCCTCGACGATCAAGCACGCCAGATAGAGGGGATCGCCATGACGCACGATCTGACCCTCACGCACATCTACCGCGAAGAGGGCGTGTCTGGCGGCGTGTCCCTGTTCCAGCGGCCGGAAGGGTGCAAGCTGGCTTTCCTGCGCGAAGGCGATACCGTCATCATCTCGAAGCTCGACCGTATGTTCCGCGATGCCCGCGACGCCCTCAACGTAATCGGGGACTGGAAGGACGCCGGCATCAACCTCATCATCAATGGCTATGGCAACGTGATGGACGCATCAAACCCCCACGGCCTATTCATGATCGAGCTTATGGCGGTCTTCAGCGGCGAAGAGCGACGCCGGATTAAGGAGCGCACAATGGCCGGTCGCAAAGCCAAGAAGAACGCCGGCGGACATCTGGGCGGCAACGCGCCGTTCGGATACGACATCGAAGGAAACGGCCGTAACGCGAAACTGGTTCCAAACCCAGAGGAGCAGGATTGCATTACCACTATGAAAGTGGCACGCCTTAAAGGTCACAGTTTCCGTAACATTGAAGCGATCATCAAGAAGAAACACGGCAAGTACGTTAGCCACGTCACGATCCGCCGCATTCTTCAGGGAGACCACGTACATGGGA